TCTTTTTCAGGCTGGCGGCATAATCTTCGTTGGCTTTCTTGGCCCTTACGAATGTTGAGCCTCCGCCCAGCGCGGAAAAAAACTGGTTGATATAACCCACCGCTGTTGCCAGAAGATTGATTAACGTATTAAGTACAGGCGCCACAACGGATAGAATCGGCGCAAATGCTGCAGCAAAACTGTTCTTGAGGTAGGTCATGTTGGTCATCAGTCCGGACATGGACTGGTTCGCGCTATCTGAATACTGCACCAGGTTCTGCATGCCTTCCTTAACGCCCTGGATGGCTGCCCTCATGGCCATGCGGATGAGCATGAGCTTGAACATGTTGGACAGTTTCAGGATGCTCTGACTCACCTTATTCGAGGATTTCCCCAGCCCTTTCAGGCTGGATACTGCCTGTTTTGCCTTATTAGTCAGACCTCTGCCGATGCTTTTCGCAAAGCTACCAACCACGCCTGCGGCTTTTGAAAATGCGGATTGTATCGCCTTGGAAAACCTCCCCGTTTCCTGACTGGTATCTATCAGCGATTTCTGATAGTCTTTCAAAGCCGAATTAATCTGGGCAATCTCAGCCGTGTTGCTGTCATACTCCATATGCCCCAGGCCAATACCCTCTGACTGCAGCTCCTTCTGCCGTTCTTTTAATTCCTGCAGGCGTTTACTTAATTCGACGATTTTCTCGTTAGCCGCCTCAGCTTCCTGCCCGATTTCGTCGCCGTTAAGTGCGGCGCCTGCCTGGGCACCATATTCCTGGACTGCCTCGGACCAACTGTGGATTTCAGCTGCCGCTTCCCCGAATACAGCCGCCATCGCCTTAGGGTCATATCCCATTGACTCCGCACTTGTCGGTGCTGAAACGGGCGCGGACTGGGCCGTATCGGATGCAGTATCCTGCATGGTGTGGACACTTATGGCATCCATCTGTTCCTGCAGCGACTTGACATGCTTTGCAGACTCATCGGCTGCAGTCCCAACAGATTCCACTGCATCTGATGTTGTATTGGCACTTTGGGCAGTTTCAGCCATTGCCTGTCCTGCCCCATTGAACCGGTTAAGGATGTTGGAGGACAATCCATCTACGGCCTTGGTAAGCCGGTCCATTGCCTTGGTAAGCGTGGATATCCCACCATCGAAACCATCTGTATTTATCTTTGTGTTAAATGTCAGGCTACCGTCTGCTGCCATGCCGCCACCTCCTGTCCAGGCATAAAAATAGGACGCCCATCCGGCATCCTAACCCAATAAGTTATTCCAATAATCAATCTCCGCCTGTTCCTCTTCGGTATACCGTTTCCGGATGTTACAGAGCTTCCTGTTATTCCGGTAAAACTCCTGTTCCCACTTTTCCAGCTTCTTACCCTTGGCCCTCTTCTGCCTGATGCCCAGGACTGTGGAAAATGTCCCTTCCTCAATCTCCATGAAGTACCCTGAGAATGTCCACCAATGGATGTATGGGGCCGCCCTGGTCTCCATCCCAGCAACCTTATTGATTGCCGGGAACAGGATGGGCTCGTCCTGCTCCCAATCCATCACCTTCCTTGCCGGCTTCTTATCGTCATCCTCCTGGCCGCAGTCCACGAACCACTTGGCCTGTAGGATGGCTTCCTCCATATGCTCCTGCGGTATCCGGTCAAAGCCATCCCGGTACAGGCGCTTCATGAGGATTTCCAGCTTCTCGGCGGGAGAAAGTTCCGGGTCACTACAGGCGGCCAGGAATACAAGGATATTGCGGTAATCGGTTTCAATGGGATAGCTTACCCCGCCCACGTCAAGTCCTGTCGGTAACCGGCCAATCATTGCCCTATGTCCCCCAGGTACTTCCTGGATTTTTCCCGGTTCTTCCTGGCATACTCCTCGACAGCGGGCCGCATCAGCACAAGCAGGCCATCCAGCACGCCTTCATACAGGTATTTCTGGCCAACAATGCATAAAGGGGATTGCCCCGCGAAAATCGTGTCATATACATCTGACAGGAAGATGCCGTTGAACGCCTTACGCATCTCCCCGGAGAACTCAGCCACGTATGCACCGTCCCTTTCCATATCGCTTTTAGGGGTTCCATCTGGATTCAGTTCAATCCCCTCTGGGGGACTGTAATCCTTAAAAT